GGTCGCCCGCCGAAATTTGCACCGGGTAGCCACCGCCAGAAGCGCTTTTGGCCCCGCGCGCCTTGGATTCAAAATCGACGGGAAGACTCATACGCTGCCGTTGTATTTGTAAACAATCACAACCTCGTCGAAGTAACCGAAATTCCGCCGGTCAATGGATTCGAGTGCCGACGTCCAAGTTGCTGAGATCTCATTTAATCCCGGGATGCTAAAGTAACCAGGGATGTTCATGCCTGGTCGCGTTCCGGTAATTTTCCGCTCTTTTAAAGCCTTTCCGAGCGTCGGAGGCGTGATGGAAATGGTGGAATTCGACGCGCTCGCCAGCATAGTGCGGGTCACCGTGTAAGTGTCCGCAAGCCACACTTCGTTTATTGTCCAAGCAAAATTCACAGCGACTGGATTGGGAGTTTCGGCCGTGGCCTGCGGAGTAAACGTGTGAGTGTAGCTTGCGCTCAGGCTCAAGAGTTGCACGCCTAAGACAGCGGAGCCTGCGTAATTTGAGCGGCCGTAGCTTGTCACTATAAACTCGGTAAAACCGTCCTCGCGGTGCCTCTCTTGGGCTTCTGGAAAGATTTTCAGCCCGTCAATCGAGGGCGATGAATCAAGCCCTGGCACGTCAGTGCCTACAGCCAGAAAAGCTCTACTGGTGAGTAGGGCTGATGACTCTGTAAGAAACGATTGCTCTACGCGGACCAGTCCGCTTGGAAACGAGGAAACGGATTTGCCCGGTTGAGCTATGAGAGTGGAGGGCGTTACGGAATTTAAAATTTTGTAACTCATACGGTGAGGGCAGCAACAGGCAGACGCGGTTCGATTTTTTCGACGGCGATTTTGATCTGCTCCACGAAGCCTTTGATCGTTTCAAGGATGCCGCTCGTGCCGCTCTTGGCGGCGATGTCGAGTTCGATGCCTTCCTTGAGTTGCTGGCGGATGTTTTCGATGGAGTTTTCTGCGTCGAGTTCGACGGCGACGCCTCCGCCGAGGCCGGCGACTTGCTCCTCGGCTTTGGTGATGTCGGCGTTGACTTCGACGGTCTTTGGGTTCGCCAGAGTGGCCACTTGCTGCTCGGCGGTGGTGGTGTTGGCCTCGAGCGGCAGGATCGTTTTCTTGCCGGTGATGGTGTCTTGGATGCCTTGCCAGGTGCGATTGAATCCATCCGAGTCGATTGGGTTGACGGCGAGCTTGTCTTTCGACTCTCCGACAAAATCGATGATGGCTTTGAGCTGTTCCTTGCCGGTCAGCGAGAGATCGCGGACGCCGAGTTTTTCGGCGATGTCGGCAAAAGACATATTTTGCAAATCGACATTCATGTATTGGCCGAATGCCTCGATCTCGGCGCGCGCGGCCTTGGCGTCGAGCTTAGCTTCTTCGACGGCCTTGGATTTTTCGATCTTGCCCATCGCCTCAAGGAAAGACTTGGAGCCTCCGAGCGCGTTTTCCATGGCCTGCGCATCTTCCTTAGCGGTGGTAAAGGCTGGCGGCTTGATGTTGTCGGCGTTGATCTTCGCGGCGGCGAGGTTGTTGGCAAACGCTGCCGCCTGCTCCTCGCCCATGCCGGAGGCGATAGCTTTCTTCCAAGCGTCGAGCCATTCCTTTTTCTTGGTAAGGTATTCGATTTCCTCCTTGTTCCCGGTGCCTTTGGCTTCGGCGAGTTCCAACTCTACTTGCAGGGTGGCTTGAGCTTGCGCTGTGCGCTCGGCTTCTTTGGCCGCGATCTCAGCTTGCTTGGCAGCGACTTCTGCGGCCCTCTCGGCATGCTTGCCGTATGTATCGACCAGCGTTTTTGAAAGCTGATCTTGCACGGAGAGCTGTTCATTCAAACCGCCAAGGGATTGGCTTTGCTCCTCGGTTTTGCCCACAAGGGATTCGCCGAGCGACAGATTGCTGGAGAGCAGTTCTTGGTTGCCGGTGACCTGCTCGTTGACGCCTGCCCAGGCTGAAGCCACACCGTCAAGTTGAGGTGCAAACTCTGCGTTAAGTGAAAATGAGGAAGCGATACTCTCGCCTGTGGCATCGGCTTGCCTCCCGAGCGCGCCGACCTTGCCAGTGGCCGTGCTGGAGGCTGTGCCAACTTCGCCGATTTTCCCTGCCGCCGCCGTAGCGGCATCTCCTGCATTATCGATGCCTTGGGCTGCGGAGTCTTGGCTTGCGCGCAAATCTTTGCCACGGCTAGCAAGCGTCTCCATGAGGAATCCAAATGGAGTGAACTTATTAAAAGAATCGGCCATCATTTTATTGAAGCCATCGAGCGATGTCGTGACTCCACGGTATGCGGTGCCGAGGATGCCGGTGTCATTGGCCGCTTTGGTATTCGCATCTCCAAGGTCGCCCAAAATGTCAATGGCTCCGCGTGTGGCGTCTGTGAGATTAACCAAGATGGGAGTCAGATATTCCCCCACCCTCTGGCCAAGCCCGGCAGCGTCCACCTTCTCCATGCTGGAGCCGAGGTCGTCCACGGCAGGGATGACCTCGGATAAAACGCCTGCCGCAAATGCGGCCATCTTGCCTTTCACTGCGTCGATTTTTTCACCGGCAGCGTCAAAGGTTGCGGCATTGTCATCCATGACCTGCTCCATGGAACCGACCTTTTCCCTGGCATCGTCAAGCGCCGGGGAGAAATCCGTAAGGAGCGGCAGGAGCTTTCCGCCGAGCTTGTCGCCGAAGACATCCGAAGCCGTCGCAGCGCGCTGTGTGGGGTCGTCGATCGCGGCGATCTTGTCTGCAAAAATCTGCATCTGCTCGGTGGGCGTTTTCCCTTGAAGCTCGGTCATGGAAATACCGAGGCGCTTCATGGTGTCGACCTGCTTGTCGCCGCCATTGGCCGCATCCTGCATGAAATTTTGAAGCTTATTGATTGAGGTGCCAACCGTCTCTGCGCCGAGACCGGCATTTTTGAAGGCAGTCTCCAGCACGAGTAATTTGCCTGCCGATTCCCCTGTGCGGGCGCTGAGTTCGCTCAGGCGTCCGCCAAGATCAAGTGCATCTCCAAAGCCCTGCACCACTGCTTGAGCACCTGTAAATGCAAGATCCACCGCTTTGTTGAACCCAGCGGCGGCGATGTTGCCGACAGACACGGCACCGGCCATTTTGGTAAATGATTCGTCAAAGAAACCTCCGAGACCGCTGGCTTTAGCGCCCACGCCTTCCAATTCCTTGCTGAGGTTGTCGACCTTAGGGGCAGCCCCAGCAGCTTCGTCGCCCATTTCCTTGAGCTTCTTCTCAAGCCCCTCCACCTGACCCATCCGGCGCATGGTTTTTTCCAGCTCGTTAAATGAAAGGTCGCCGCTTTTGACCTTGGCTTCCATGCTGGCAAGCTCGGCCTGCACGGTCTTGAGTGTGGCTTCCAGCCCGGCGTCGGATGCGCCGATTTTTACTTCGAGGGTGTCGCTCATGACATTTTCAAGCCGGGATATTTGGCGGCAATGGTTTCGATGGATTTAAAGACGCCTGTTTTTAGGTTCTCTTTGAAAAACTTCTCGCGGCCATTCATGGCCTTACGGATGGCGTCGTAGACGCTGGATGAGTAGGTGCGGGAGTTTTGAAGAGTGATGGAAAAATCCGATCCTTCTCGGTTTTCCCGTGCTTTGGCGTCCTCGGGATAGTCGCCGTTTTTCGTGGTGGCTGCGGCGACATAGCCTGGCACATCGATGTCGAAGCCGAGGCGCTCGGCGAGTTGCTTCCAGCTTTTCTTGGAAAGGCCGCGTGCCTCTTTGCGGCGTTTGCGGGAGGCGGCGATCTGAGCCTGCACGGATGCCCAGGCATCATCGCGGAGCTTCCATCCGCGTGGAGCATTTGGGTGGCCACGCATGAGGTAGGTCTTGTTGCCCACCGTTCGCGCAAACCGGCTCTGGATGTCTGCCTCGATCTTCTGGACTTGAGCGGCGATGGTATTGCGCGCTGCGGCCTCGAGGATTTTCTGAGTCTCGCTCTTCACCACCTGCTCGTAGGTAACTCCTGCGGCCTTTGCGATTTCGTCAAAGGCGCGCATGAGTCCTAAATTTGCAACAGTGAGTGAAAGTCCTCGGTTCATCGGTTTTTTATTTTCTCAAGGGCAGCGTCTAATTCAGCCACGGAGTCAAAAACGGACTGCGAGTTGTTTCGCGCCCAGTATTTTTTCTGCCCATTTGCCCAGGCTTCGGCGTGTAGGAGTTGCAACCCTGCCGAGAATGGCAGTTCTTCAACGATCTCTCTGAAGCCCCAGCCGGTAATCTTGGCAAGTCGGTAGACATAGCCTGCGAGCCAGTTGGGGCCATTTAGTTTCCCGCTGCGGTGCCTTGCGAGTGGGTAGAGGCGGACATGTAAAGCTCGAAGGCTTCATCCATCGCCTTTGAGAGCGTCTGCACATCGTCGCGGTGCAGGATGTTTTTCTCGATCCACTGATCCACGGTGATCATGAAGGCGTCGTTATCGTTCACCACGCTGCGCACCTTGGGAATCGGTTCGCTGTGGAGGAACATAAAGGCAGCGCATTTCCATATAAGGTCGCGGCCTTCGCCGAAGAATTTGTTGCGCTGCATCCACGAGAGCGTGAGTGCGGAGATCGGGCGGAGTTCGCGGCCTGCGACCTGCTTGGGGCCGTCCTCCATGCCTTTGATGCGGAGGATTTCGTCGTCCGTGGTGAGTTCGTCTTGGTCTGTATTTTTGGGTTTTTGTTTCATAGGAATTTTGCAAAGCGTTTTTTATCTTCGTCGGTGGCGTGCTCAGAGATGGCGATGGTCTTGCCGTTGCGCTCGATCACGCACATGCGCGGCGTGCGCTTCACGACACCCACCAGCTCGTCGCGGTTCATCAGGGCGGCGCGCATGTAGGCCACCGGGTGCTCGGGGTTCTTCTCACAAAAGTCGTCGCCCTCGACGGTCATCCAGCGGTTCACCTGGTCGGCAGTCTGGCCTGTGGTGGGATGCAAGGCGTGGAACCAGAAGACCGTGCTTTCGTTGCCATTCTGGCGAGCGACGCGGGTCACTGGGGCGGCGTCGTTTTCAAAATTAAAACCGAGCGCCGTGAGGACTGACGCGACCTTGAGGTTCTGCGTCGAAAAAAGTTGGAGTATCTGTTTGCTCATTATTTCTGGCCGGTTCGCCCGGTGGGCCTGCCGGGGAGCCGCTACGCGGCTGCCCCGGCGAGGAGGTGAGGAATTAGGCAGCGGTCATCGTGGTGCCGTAGTGGCGAGCGGTGAGGCTCATCGACTCGAACTGCTCGGCAGCAAAGGTCGTGTCGAGGCCAGTGACGATGGTCGTGCCGCCGGAGGGGAGACCTGCGCCGGAGATCGAGAGCGTGCCGCCCACGGTGGCCGCGAAGGTGCCGGTGCGCATGCCTTCAATCGAAATTTCGGTGACTGGTTCCGATGCGGCAACGGCAACCACACTGCCCTGGTCATCCTTGACCTCGGAGAGCGATGTGGACTCACTTTTGGTGAGGCCGGTGACGATGAGGCCAGACACATCGGGAGTGCCGAAGGTGGCCGAGGAAACTGCGGATGAGCGGTAAATTGATGCTGCCATAGGTGTTTGGGTTCACCGACTGGCGGGTGTCAAATTTGCGTCAGCCCGAGGACGATTTCCGAGGAGGTCAGCCACCGCTCGTTTGCGGTGGATTGGGAAAAAGAATTGAGCACGGCACCGGCGAGGTGGAGCGATGGCGGCAGGAAATCGACAAGTGCGGACGGGTCCAAAATCTCAGCCTTCAGAGCGTCCGAGAGTGCCTGATGTGTCGGCAAGGATTCTTCAATCACGCATGGCGTGGAGATGACGATCTGGGCCGTGACCTTGTAGAGACCAAGCGCCACCGGCTCGACGGTCTCGCAGGCGCAGAATACAACGGGCGCATCGCCTGGGATGGTCTCGGCGGATTGGCCGGTGAAGATCGCGGAGTCGGCGAACGAGACGGTTGAGAGGAGCCACTCGCGGAGGGATGTTTCGATGGAGGCGTTCATAGTGAGGAGCCGGGGACGATGGTTGCGACGAACTCGAAGGGCGTGCCGGTCTGCTCGCGCACGGTGGCCACGGTGTAAGTCTTGCCATCCACCAGAAGTTGCTCGCCACGACGGGGAGCGGATTGCAGGGCGGAGGCCAGAAAGCGCGCGGTGAACTCGCCGCCTTGCCGCAGGCCGCCGGTCTCCAGATCAAGGCCGATGGCGATGGCCGAGAGGCCGACGCGGATGGTCTGTCCGCGAAATGTGGCGGGCTTGCCGAGGAGCGTGTTTCGCGCGGTGGCGGCGAGGTTTTCGAGGTGGTCTTTTTGCGCGGGCGACATGCCTGTGCGGATGTGTCAAAAGCAGAACGCCCGACCGGGAAAGGCTTCCGGCCGGGCGTTTGCGGGCTTGGTGTGCGGGAATTACGCGATGTCGATGATCGCCATGGTGCCGCCGGTGACGCCTTTGGCTGCGCCGAACATGAGCTCGAGCGAGGCGTTGACCTGGCGGTTGGCTGTCGATCCCCAGACATTGTATTGGACCGAGAGGCCGAGGCCGTCGAGGGTCACGATTTCGGAGATGGCGAACTGGCTGCGCACGGCGTCGTCGATCGCCGGAGCGGCGGCGGCCATGGCCACAGCGTCGGGCGAGCAAGCGAAGCCTGCCATGCCGGGTTCACCGGAGAACACATTGGCGTAGTAGATGCCAGCGTCGAAGCCGTATGCCCCTGCGGAGAGCGGGAGGCTCTGGGTGCTGGTGGGCAGGAGTTGGCTGTAGAGCGATGGGCTCAAAACAAGGCCTTTGCGTTCGCTCTTCGACAGGGCGGCCCAGAGGGCTTTGAGGTTCGCGAAGTTTGTGCCGGTGAGGTCCGCCGTGGTGACAGCGGCTGCGCCGAAGTTTGCCACAGTGATCGGAGTTGTCGCAACGGCCCAGATCTTATCGGCGAGGGCGTTGATGTTGCTGATGATGAGGCGATCGAGGCGGTGGCCTTGAGCCAGCTCAGCAGCGGTGATGGCAAAAGATTGGAAGTAGTGGTCGAGTGTAACTGTGATCTTGCCAACGGTGTTGCCACCGCCTGGCTCGAAGTTGGTTGGGTTTGTGAGGGTGGACGCTGCGGCTGTGACGAGCGGCACTTGGACGGTGTCCTTTGCGATCTTAACATCGCTGGAGAAATCCGAAGCGAAGATATTGAGAGGCGCGAGGCGGTTGGCGAGGACGTTTTTGGTTTGCTGAGCGATGGAGTCAGCAACCAGTGAGCTGTCGAATGAATTAGGCATTTTGGTGGTGTTGGGTTGTTGGTTGGGTTCTCCTTGGCTCAGGCCTTGGAAATTTTATTGCGGTGCTGCCAGATGGCGGCCTTGTGCTTTTCGAAAAGGGATGCGGCTTTTTTGCGGTCGCCGGACTCGACGGCGGCGATGTATTCGGCCACGGGATCGGCGGCCTCAGGCGAGGCGTTCTCGATCACGGGGACGACGCGGGCGGCGGCGAGGCCGAGGCTGGCCTCGAGGCGGGCGAGGGCTTCGCGTTCGCGGGAGAGTTGGCCCTTGGCGGCGACGAGCTCGGCGCGGAGCGAGTCGCGCTCGGCGGAGATGGCGTTGTATTTTGCCAGGATGGAGTCGGCAGCGGCGATGGCCACGGGCGTGGCAGGCTCTTCGATGACGGGCTCTTCGACATCAGCCACGACTTCAGGCTGGGGCTCAGGAGCGGATTCGCTCACGACGGTGGCCTCAGGGGTCTCAGTGACCTCTGGCTCGGCAGCGGGTTGGGTTTCGGCTTCGATTTGCATACGCGAAGCGGAGGCTGTCAAATTGGCCGGTGGGTTCTTGAACCGGGCGAGGCGGGTAAATTTGTTCGCTGTGGCGGCGATGGCCATGCCGTCGGTGACTTCGTCAATGAATCCGGCGGCTTGGGCTTCGGCGGCGGTGAACCATGTCTCGGCATCCATCCACTCGGTGATCTGCTCGGCGGATTGGCCGGACTTGGCGGCGTAGGCGTTCACCATGTTGAGCCGGATCTTGTCGAGGAGCTCGGCTTGGTCGCGCAGCTCGGCGGCGTCTCCCATGGCCATGCCCCAGGGGTTGTGAATCATGTAGAAACCGTTCTCGGCCATTTTCACCGGAGCCCCGGAAAGGCTGATGACGGTGGCCATACTGGCAGCAAGGCCCTCGATCTGGACCTCTACATTGCCACGGCGCTGGAGCGCATTTGCGATGGCGTTGCCGTCGAAGACTTCTCCGCCGGGAGAGTGGATGCGGAGCAGGATGGAGTGGTCGGCAGGGACGCGCTGGAGGTCGGAGATAAATTGTTTGGCGCTGACGCCCCACATACCGATCTCGTCGAAAATGGAGATTTCGGTTTGCTTGAGCTCGGCTTTCGGAGAAATGGCATACCAGGTGTTCACGCCTCCGGTGGCATGTCAAAAGGCGGCGCTGGATTTTCCGAAGAAAAAGGAGTCTTTGCCGAAGCGGTGCTTGGCGAGCAGATACCGGCGCTGGATCTCGCGGCGTTCCTCGGTTTGAGCCCAGAAGTAGGCCTCGGCACGATACAGATCGGCGCGCAGCCGCGCGCACCACGCCTGCTCTTTGATTTCCAGACAGCCTGCCGTATCGGCGAGGTGGATGGACTTTCGTGCGCGTGTCCTACGCTTTTGCATGGCGCTGCTGCCGGATGTAGTCGGCGAGGTTCAGTTGAACTGGCGGCTCTGCCTTTGGCTGAGGAGCGGGCGGCACGCTGTGGAGCGGCCGCCCGAGCTTTGCGCGCTGGGCGTTCAGAAACGGCAGGTGCTCAGGGTTGGGCTTGAGTGCGGGCGGTTTCATGCGAGGGGAAGACATCGGCGGGGTTGAGGCCAAGGGCGGCGCACTTCTCCTGGCGGCGGATATAGGCGCGGAGGATGTCGTCTTCCTCAGCCTCGGCGTCGAGGCCGTGGAGGTTGCAGTAGCGCTCCCAAGACATGTAGCCGGAGTCGAGGAGCTGGGCGTAGAGGCGGCCGTCGCGGCCATTATCGACCGTGATTTTTCGAGGCGTGACCCAGTCGTGCCTCCACCAATCTTCGCCAGGGTAAGGGAGGCGACCGGCTTGGATTTCCTGCCAGAGCCAGTATTTCCACAGCGGGCGGCAGAATTGATCCACGAGCATTTGCTGGAGCCGCTCGAGGAAATTTTGCGCGACCTCGAGGAGGCCGCGAAACTCGGTGCCTGCGGTGCCGACGAAGACCATGAGAGCCTCGGGTGGCAGGCCGATGCCTCGGGCGATCTCGCCCATGAGCTGCCGGATGAATGGCTCGAAGGCTTGGCCGGGGTGCTCGTTTTTGAAGCTCTGGATGGATTCGCCAGGACGGAGCTTGGGGATAAGCGTCCCGTTGTAGAGGGTCTCGGTGGTGATGTCCTGCGGCACAGCGTCGCCGCTTTGCAGGCTGGAGAGACCGCCACCGAGGCGCACGGCTTCGTTGCTGGTGATGGCGAAGGCGATCTGGCTTGCGGCTTTGGCGGAGCCTTTCGTGTAGGCCATGAACTCGCTGAGGTCTTGGCAATTTATGATGGCATTATGCAGCCAGGAGATGCCGCGCGGGTAGCCTGCCCGGCGGACATGCCGGAAGTGGAGGATGTCGGAGGCTGGGACATCCTGGTATTTCCCGGCGGACCGGTCGGTGATGACGCGGTAGGAGACGGGCGCGCCGAAGCGGTCGAGGAGCACGCCGTCGAAAGCGCGGTCGCTGGAGTCGGCCGTGGAGCCTACGGCCTCGCCTCCGATGAATCGCACACGGGTGCCGCCGCCTTGAGTTTGCAGGAACTGGCCGAAGAAGTCTCCATCCACGGCGACCTGCCGGAGGATGAGGGACTGCGCGCCGTAGAAATTGACCTGAGCAGCGGCATCGAATGCCCACGCCTCAGCGCAGGCGCGGTCCTCGAAATGCCGCTCAGCGCGGCGGTTCCATGCGGCGTCGGCAGTGCGGGCCTGCGGCACGATGCCGGTGCCGACGGCGCGCTGGGCGAGGTGCTCGATGATGTAGGCGGCGATGCCGACATTATTGTAGAGCCAGCGGGATTTTTTGAGCAGATCGATGCGGGTCTGCGGTGGGGCCTCGCGCTGAGGATCCACGGTGTTGAGAAAGATGAGGCCGCGATTACGCGAGAACTCGGCGGCTTCGTAAGCGGCGGCCTTGGGCCTACCTGCACCCGGGCGGGCTCCGCCTCGGTTTGATTTTTTTGAATTTTGTTTGATTTGCGGCACGCCCGCTGCGGCGTGTCAAACAGGCGAGGCGTAGAGGGAGCGGTCCACCACGGCGCACAGGGAGCGCGCCGAGTTGCCTTCGGCATAGACCTCCATGATCACGGCGAGGCGTGCGGTCTTGGGAAGGTCGCTGACCTGCGCGCCGGTGCCGGTGCCATCTCCCGAGAGGCTGGTGATGATGGTCTCCTCGATGCCGGACTCAACGGCGGCGGCCATGGTGAGAAGCTCAGCCTTCGATTTGCCGAGGGCTTTAAGATAGGCCTTGTAGCCTGCGCGGGCGGTATCGGATGCGGTCACGCCGGAGGCGGAGTGTCAAAGGGTGGATTGACCACGGAGGACACGGAGGTGGCCGGGTTAACTCGGCATTATCGGTAAGGGCGTTTAAAAGCGCACCGACCTCATCCGCCGACCATATAAATTAAAACCCTACTCCCAAGCGTCCTTGAGCCTCATCTGTCGATTCAGACTGTCAAGTTGCGCATGGCGAGCCAGAGGCGTGACGGGTGATGCTACTACGGGAGAGTCAAATGTGGAACACAAGCGCGGCGGGCAGATACCTTTTCCCTGACGTCAGGAAAATGGTTTTTTTTATTTCAGGACCCACCACGCGACTCCGTGGAGTTTCGAGCAGTCGCCGTAGTGATCTTCGGGGACTTTTTTCCAGAAGAAGGGAGCTAGGCGGGAGTTTTTGTTTTGAAGGAGTTGTTGGCCACTGTGGCCTGAGACGAAGTCTTGGCCGATGTCGGCAGGGAGATGGAGCGGTGGGGGCATCTTTTTATTGATGCGCTCGAGGTAGAGCTCGAGCTTCGCGGTGTGGTCGATGTAGGTGACGAGGCGCAGGCCAGGGTAGCCGTTGATGGCGGATTGGTTCCATGTGCCGAAGGCTGCGGTGGAGCCTTTGGATGGGATGAACAGGCCGCCGCTGCGGGAGCAGATGGAGTAAACACGCTCGGCACTCCAGCCGGAGTCGATGAGGCCGAAGCGGGGGGTGAAGATTTTTTCGCCAAAGGCGTAGCGGCGAGCCTCGAGGAACGCTGGCGAGATGAGGTCCTCGATGGCGAGGACGGTGCCGTAATCGATGACCCACGACTCACCGCTCTGGATCCGGGCCTCGACGGTCCAGTGGGTCTGGCGTTCGCCGGGGTCGGCGCAGAGGGTGAGCACGAGTGGCTCGACGGGGAGCTCGCGCAGTCGGTAGTACGGCGAGCGAAGGGCGAGGATGGCATCGTCCTTGACGGTGGCGGCACGGTTTTCCCACGGGATACCGAGGAAGTTATTGTGGAAATCGTGGAGGCCGCCGGGGGTTTCTTTTTTTTGGAGGAAGATGCGGGCGAGGTCGCCCCAGGAGAGCTGCGGGGAATAAAGCGCGGAGATGTGGCAGGAGATGTGGTCGGCGTGGGCGCGGGGATTTGAGGCGACCCACTCGCCACGGCGGATGATGTCGCTCTGCATGGACTGAGGCCAGCGGGCTTCGCATGACTCGCAGGCATAGGTGGTGTCGCGCTCGACCCCGGCGAGATCCCATTGGGCGGCGAGATCGCGGTGGTGCTCGGGCCACTTGAGTTGCTCGAAGCGCAGGGCTTGTGCGTGGCCACACTCGGGACATGGAACATGGAAGCGGTGCTGGCTCCCGGCGAGGAATTGCTGCCAGATCGCGCCGGTCTCCACGGTAGGTGTGGAGGTGAGGCAGGCCTTCGAGACGCGCCGGTAGAAATTGAGGCGAGCCATGGCAAGCTCGAGCGCTGGGGCCTCGAGGGATGAGTCGTCTGGCCATTTGTCGACCTCATCGGCGAAAAGGTAGCGGATTGCGCGACTTGCCAAATTACCCTCGGAACAGGCACCGACGAGCTTGATCGTGCAGGTGGAGAAGTGCATCTCGGTCTTGCGGAAGTCGTCGTCGTTTGAAGGGAGCAGGTGCTTGATCGCCTGGCAGGAGCGGAGGCGCGGATGGAGTTCGCGCTCGGACCACGACTTTGCGTTTTCGTTGGTGCTGGTCACATACAAGATCGGGCCGGGGTCTTCCGAGATCGCCCACATGAGGCAGTTCGCCAACCAGGTGGTTCCTCCGACCTGAGCGGACTTCACAAAAGTGAGCTGACGGATTTTCGGATCCGAGAACCACAAGTGGAGCTGCCGGAGATAAGGCGTGTAGTCGGCATCGTAGCGACCAGGTCGTGGCGAGAAGCGCTTGTCGAGAGTGACATTCTCCTGAGCCCACTCCAAAGCGGTCGGCCGGCGACCGGGGTCCCAGATCCGGTCGAGCTGCTCTTGGAGCTCTTCAAGAAGCGAGGGCATCGAGTCTTATGTCCTTCGCCGCGCGCATGATCTCATCGGTCTCGGCGCGGACCTTTGAGGCAATGTCATCGCCCACCTGCGGCAGCAGGGAGAGCAGCCGGTCGGGTAAATTTGTGACGGCAGCCGCGATGGCTGCCGAGTATTGAATGACGAGCTGGATAGCAACCTTGCGAGGCACCATGTCTCCAGACTCCCGCTGGATCGAGGGCGCGTCCTTTTCTAACCGGCGCAACGCCTCGGCATGCTGGAGCCACATGCGCCTGAGCGCCATCTCCGCATCCAGGTCGCCGGTGAGCTTGGCAAGTTCCGCCCGCTCCCGCAGGTCGGCCGTGGCCTCCTTCATCTTCCGCACCTGGTTATCGAGCGCCAATTCCTCATCAGTCCACTCCCTTACCGGACCGGCCGCCGCCTGAGCCGGTGCCGCTGCCCCCATCGGCACCATCCCGGCGACCGCCCGGTCAGCCAGAAATCCATTCCATCGCGGATCCGCCGAGTCGCGCCACTTGCGCACGGCACGAGTTGTCACGCCGTGCTTGGCCGCACATGCCTTGATGAGGTCCGCTTGTTCCCTTCCGTGACGCATAGGTGTTTACGGAACGACGAATTGTCAAACGGAACGGAAGCGGAACGGGTTCCTCGGTTCCGGTTCCGTATAGTTTCAAGCGCGCTCTCTCAAAAATTACGGGAGACGGGCAAACTGCATGTTCGAACCCCGCGAAGAGATTCCTTTCACGCGGAACTTGGAGAACTCGAAGCACAGGTGCGCAGGTCGAAAACTTTTCTCTCTGACGATACCCACACCCATAAATAAAAAACTCAGAAGACCTATGCTACCTATGCCACCTTGCAGAACAGAAACGCACGAAACTCTTGGCAAACAACTTGTGAGCCAGCTAAAGAGACAAGGTGCTGCGTAGGTGCATAGGTCGCGTGCAATCTCTATCAAAAAGGGTGTGGGATGGGTGATGAAGAAGTGGAAGCGCGATGACCTGCGCATGACCTGTGCGGAAACAAAAAGGCCCGCCGAGTTGGCGGGCCTTGTGAGGTATGGAGCCGGGGTTAGTTAAGGACGGTGAGCGTGTAGAGGCGCTGGCGGTTCTTTCCTTGCTGGCCCCACTTGACCACACGTCCGGTAGGCAAAGTGAACTTCTTGCCGCCATACTGCTCGGCAAGCAGCTTCCCGAACTTGCTCTTGGCCTTTGCCGTGAGAACATAATGGCGAGGGCCGTCCTTACCTTCTCGCTCCTCCTTACCTTCCAGCATCCAGACGAATGAGTTGCAGTCGAGCGCTGCCTGGACAACATCTTGGAAGGAGAACTCTGCCACATCATCCACTCCTTTTGCCAACTCAGCCACCAGAGCCATCATGTCAGCGAGTTCTGAGTTGCCGGACTCTTCGACCGGCAGCGGCTCGATCGGATCTCCGAACCCGGCGAACTCAACCATTCCCGCGAATATCTGACAGAATTGCTCATATCCACGCACCAAGCGGTTTGCCTGCGGACGGCCTGCGGCGTCCCATTCCCGCACCACAGCCCACAAGGCGGCGAGGATTTGCCCACGCACCTCAGGCTTCTCCAGGTGTTCATCTGAGATGACCTTCTCGATCCGACGCGCCTGAGGGTCCGACTCGTCTGTCATCATCTTGCAGTGCAAAAATCTGCGAGCCACATCGGGCGAGACCTCCAGGTTGTTACCAGTCAGAAACACACTGGCGATCTTAGGCACCGCGAACTTCTGCTGGCTGTGCATTCGGCGGCCGCTCCATGTTGGAGCTGTGAGGAATGCGTTTAGAATCTGGCTTTTGAAAAACCCATTGCAGTCGTCGAATAGAATATAAGGGGATCCTGCCAAGCTCTCCGTGTCCAAAATCTTCCGCCACTCCTCCTCAGCCTGTGGCACCGGTTGAACATCGCAACTCCCGACGGTCGTGATGATCGCCATTTGAGCCAGGAGAGTCTTACCCGACCCCACCGAGTTCGAGCTGAACATAAAATTAAGCCTACGAGCCGAAGGCCGCAGAAGCGGAGCCGCATACATCGCCAACATCGCCGTCATCACGATAGCCTCATTCCTCGACCGGCCATCCGCCTTCCTGTCACCAAAAGGAAACTCCTTTGTGAAATTTCGCAGGATCGTCTGAGCCTCATCGAGCGGCATATCCATCTCATATTCCACGCCAGAGTTTTGCGTGAATGTCTGAGCCTCGTGGTCGTATCCGTAGTCCAGCAACTCGATCCGGCCATCCTTCCTCTTCACCGGCTGCCGCACCGTGGCCACCCGCATCAGCTCCCGTTGTCGCGCCAGGAACTGGTCACTCTCCAGAATCGTCGCAGCAGCCTCCACCGTCATCGTCTGTGGCTTTTTCTCAAACACATTAGGCTTCGTCGCATCCCACTTGAAAGTCACCAGGTGGTCCTCGCAGTAGGTGCGGAAACGCCGCGCCGACATCTCGACCAGTCGGCCATCCTGCGAGATCGTCATAGCCGAGCGCTGCCGGACGAAAACACCATTATTGCACAGCACGCCGCCGATCTCCCTCGCCATCGTCGAGATCACCGGCACAAGCTCGATGTAAGGCAACCCAGCCGCCTCGGTCTTCTTTTCGTTGTTGTCCTCTGGGGAAGGAACAATCCCATATTCAGCCAGTTTGCTATTTATTGTATCCGTCAGTTTGCTCATTGCCTTTCATTTGCCTTTCCAGTTCGCCCGCCGCGTCATGCAGCCAAGCGTCAAATTTTCCGTAAAACCGGCACGCCTGTGCCGTCCTCGCCGTATCCGGTTGCGGATACTGCCCATCCCTGTCCGCTGCCGCTGAGACACGCACGGCCTCCTCACGCCAATTCCGCAGCACATCCCGCCGAGGCACGATGTCCTCGAGCGTCAAATCCGGTGCCGATGGAGCGAAATACAGGAGCTTCTGCTCCTTCTGCCCACGCCAGCACGCAGGCAGTCGAGTCAACCGAACAGCCGAGAGAGCCCCCGGATCCGCCCCAGTCACCACCAAATTTATGATAGCCCTCTTAGCCTCATCCCACTCCCGCTTCGTCGAGGCATCGACGCGCACCAGAGCATGCACCGAGCGCCCGCCAGAAGTCGTAACGGCCGCGATGTTAGGCACGAGCCGCGCCAAAGCCCCCAGCCACAAACGCACCGGAGCCTCATCGCTCTCAAGAACCATCCAGCGCCAAGCCAGCACCGACTCCTCCGATCGGCGCGACATTTTCCCCAGGCGAGGATTCGGGCGAGACTGACCATCCACCGGCTGAGCGAGAAACCAAATCCCCTCCGGTCCCCGAGTCGGGATCCGCTCCACCGGCCAGATCGCCTGCCCTTGCGATTTATACTCCGAAAAAACTACCACACGCTCCCCAGCGGAGGCATTATAGAGACGAGCGAGGAAATCCTCAGCCGACACCGTCGCCGGATCCACCTCAGAGCGATTCGCCAGCCAAGGGAGATCAACCGCCTCAGCCAAATCCCCAGCCACTCGCCGCAGCGCCTCCACATCAAACTGAGGCTTCGGCCGAGGTTTACTGACCGGCCGCTGCTCCAAGCGCTGCCCCTGCGGAGCCTCAGCCCCTTGGAGCAAATACCCATCCGCCCCAGGACCATTCAGAGCAGACCGGAGCTTGTGCTCGAGTTCTCCCGTCGTCCACTTATCAGCATTCCCCTGGTTCCACTGCTCGAGGAGCGCCAGCGCATCCGAATGCGGAAGCAAAAATCCCTTCACAAGAGCCTTAGCGACCAGCAAAGTGTGCGTGTGCCCACCAGCCCCAGAAATCGCCGGACCAATCTTCGAGACATACCGGCGCGCCCGCTCCACTACCGGAACTTTTTCCTTGCTCACAGCGACCTCCCCGTGCAGAGTGCCGTCCGTTGCACACCGGCAACCCCAGAGAAATTTGTGGGAGCCGTGTGGGAGTCTCCCGCAAGTGCAACAAAATCAAGAACTAAACTTGCCCTGTGGTGTAATGGTAAGAATCTCCCGCTCGCGTAAATTGTTGATTTACAGCAATAGCCTGCATCAGTTTGCAATATTTTTATAGACGCATGTGGGAGCATGTGGGAGTTTGCCGATATGGCACACTTGGTTCGCAGCGAGAAGACCCGCTTTTGGGTTTTGAGGTATCGAGACCTTGATTCTGGGCAGTGGAGGGAAAGGTCCACGAAGTGCGATGCCGACGATGCGAAGGCGACCCGCCGGGCGCAGCGCATGGCTGAGGAGGAGTCCCGCCGCGAGGCGCAGGTCGCGCCGACGGAAAAGGGGGATTTTGTGGCTTGGGTTCCTGAGTTCATAGAGCGGCACTACACGAATAAGAGGTCGGTGAAGCGGTATCGGCTCGCCTGGGCGAGGATCGTCGAGTGGCAGAGATTGCGGCGGGTCAGGCATCCGGCAGCCGTCCGCTTCGAGCATGTGCAGGATTTTTTGGACTGGCGCACGGCACAGGGCGCTTCAAAGAATACCGCCCGCCTCGAGATCAAGTTTTTCTCCAGCATCATGCAGGAGGCCATGCGCCGTGAGCTGACTGAGAAAAATCCCCTCGCCCTGGCGAAGGTTCCCCGCAAAGCGGCAAAGGTAAAAAAGGAGCTCACTCCCGAGGACTTCATTGCCGCGCGCGCCGCATTCACCGAGCGCAGCGGGGCCGCGTGGATGCTCACCGCCTTCGAGGTCTGCTCGCATCTCGGCTGCCGATTCTCCGAGTCTGAGCTTGGCCGCGATGCCGTGGATTTTGAGAAAAAGATGGTCACTCTCGTGGATTCCAAGCGTGACGATACCGACCCGCGCAAACGCTTTTGCGTCCCACTGCCCGACACACTCGCCTCGCATCTCAAGGCCGTATTCGACAAGCGCGACCGCACCACCCCGCCACTCGACAAGAGCGGAGAGCACAACCGCCAGTTCAATAAAACTCTCAAGGCAGCCACCGGAGCCACCTCCCATTCATTGCGCGTCTCATTCATTACTCGATGTCACAGGGCTGGGCTCAGCGAGTCGCAAGCGATGCGGTTGACAAACCACTCCACTCGTCTCGTCCACCTGATCTACTCGCGGCTGAATTTTGCGGATGCTCAGGCGGCTGCGGCATTGGTGCCCCCGCCTGCCGGGCTATAAAATCACGCACCCACCGCACCGTCGTCTTCCGGCCGTAGAAGGGGCAGCCTTTAGCCTTCATATAAGCGATCTCCCGCAGAGATAGGCCGATCACCTCGGCAATCTCGCAGGGAAAATAAAGCCGGTCTTGATCCATCATAGCTCGGGTGGAGTGGGGAATGGCATCCAGTGCAGGACGGGCTCGTTGATCGGATCGGCCGAGACGAATCGCCACTGGCCAGCATCGTGGAAGCCGGTCCAGACTTCGCCTCCTTGGAGGTGGAGGATCACTGTCTGGTCGTCGTCCGGCATGTCTTCGTCCACCGACCGCCAGAGCGGCTCGTGCTTTGCGCAGAATGCGAGGTGGTCGCAGAGGCGACTCATGGTCAGGAGCTCTGATTCCATCTCTTGCGCAAATTCTACAGGCACCACATGGTTGCCTCGCGCAATGTCATCTGTGCGGGGATGGCGGCTCATTTCGCGGCCTCCTTGGAGAATTTAAAATTCTGGCAAAACAAAGTCAGCGTTGCCGTGTCTTTGTAAAAGCGATCTGCAATATCGTCGCTCCACTCCGTGCGATCTCCGAACCATGATTGGTAATGAACGCGCAGCCATTCCAATGCACGATCCGGGTGAAGCCTTGCCCTCGCCTCGTCGAGTTCGCGATTTAGTCGGTCATTCTCTTGCGCTGCGACCAACTCTTCATGCTCATGTTTTCGTTTAATGTCTTGCAGCGTGCTGACATCCTCCTTGGCCTCGTCGAGTTGGCGCTCTAGATTTTCAGCGATGTCGCAGATGTCGTCTATGTATGCACCGATCTCAAAAGGATCTGGCTGTTTGATTTCGTCATCTCCCCTACGCCACTGATTGTATTCCCTCAGCTTGGAGATGATTATGGCTTGGTTGTTTCGGTAGCTCATACCTCTCCCCCCTTCTCCAAAATCATCACGCCGATGTCGGTGCGGATATCGGCCATCGGGGTAAGTAAGTCTCGGACCATGCGGAGGCGGCGGGCGTCCCATTCGGCAGGGAATCCATCGTCCTCGCGCACTTTTTTGAGCCAGAGGTTGAATTGCATGTGGACGCCCTCGATCGTCACGAGGCCCACGCTGCGGTCGTTCGCGTTCAGGCGGGGCTTCTCTTCCTGGTCTTCGCGCACGATCTCTCCGGCCTTGATGCTGTTTTGCAGCTCCACGGGCGTGAGGTTTTCGTTTCGGGCCTTTTCGAGCCAATCCTGTGCTTCGTAGGAGTCTTTACAGAGCTTCGCGGCGACGAAGGCGTGGGCATCCGAAGGCGCGGCGGGGTGCACACCATCGAGTTTCTCCAGGGCCTCGGCAGCCTTTAGGTCTTTAAATTCAAATTCCAACTGCTTCTCCGCAGATTCCACCACGGAGTCGCCGAATTGCCGCCTGCCCTCCATTCGCCAGTCGGCCATCCATCGCAGGCTGGATCCTCGAGCCGCGTGGACATAGCGGCCGATCTGCTCCCATTCCTCTTGGGTCGGGGTGCGTGTAAATACAAGGGACCCGCGTGAAAATGTGCAGAGCCCTTCCGGTAGAGTGAGTTCGTTGTTGGTCATAGTTTTTCAACGGTAACGGCTAAATTTCCGTTTATTTCAGTTTCAGTTTGAATAACTGATTCTTTTAAAACATTTTTTAATGATAATGCTAATTCATGCCCAAATTCATGCATAGCTGGCTGGAACGGGCAGTTACCTAAACTGGTAATAGCGTCTGCTAAAATTAAAATAGCTGCGGCTGTAGATGTTACTTGGTAATCTTTTACCAATTCATCGTAATCATCTGTCATGTCTGCTAATCTTCTTGTCATTTTTTATGCCTTTCGTTTTAGTTATTTGATAAAAGCAATTTTTTCGCGGAAACCCTTGTTAATTTCTTCCAACATTCCTGTGCCCCACACGGTAGAGCCTCCTGATACAAAAAATGCCGAGGCTCGCTTTGCCGCATCGACAAGCCCTTTTGCCCCTATTTTCTTTATTTTTTGATAAATTCGTTTATCGTAAATCGTTTCAGAAGTATGGGTATGAATGTAATAAAGCCCGTCCAGAAGGATGTTTTGTATCGGCATGCTTTCACAGAGTTCAGCGGCCATGGATAAGACCTGTGAAAAAGCGACCCTATTCTCTGTGGCGCGTTTTATTGCCCAATCTAAGGCCTTTATCTCCTTTGGATTATTTGCAGTCGCTTTAGCTACTACGCCCAATTCGTTAAATGTTTCTTGAACGAATCTTGCAATTTCATCGTCGGCAGCAAGAGCAGCGCGAAATTTATCGATGCTGGTGATCGGTTTGCGGCCAGTGTTTACATTTAAAAACCCCTTAGCTTCCTCTTGAACCGTGTAGGTATCAAAAACAAGACATGGGAGGCATTCTATGTCAGCTCTGCGCTTTGCCCCAAGCACCCGGTGCTGGCCATCGATGACCCAGTATTGGCCTGCCCGGAGGCCAACAGTTATTGTTCCACAGGCAACCCATGACCAGTCTTGGGCTACCATTCTCACCTTATCCAGAGTTACCTTTTCCCTCTGATATTCAGGGGAAATCAGTAACAAGTTTTTATCAATAAGTTGATACTCCCCAGGCGAGTCTTTGGTTGTCCACTTATACCGCTCTACTTTTGATTGTTTTGATTGCCTTCCAAAGGAAAGCGCCATTTCTTCCGATTCATTTTTCGTTTTCATTTATGCCTTTCGTTTTGCCCACGAGGTTTTTGCTGCTTCGCGGTAGATCTCCCGTGAGCTGGAGGCCTTGCGAAATTTGAAGACGCCGATTTTGAGGAGGTCGGCCCAAGTGGTGACATAGTAGGAAATGAGCGAGCGGGTTACGCCGAGTTCGCGGGCTACTTCGGCTTGGGAGTGGGTGCCGTTGAGTTCGGCGAGGCCGGTTGCCAGGGCGAGGGCGCGCACCAGGGCGCGGAGGTTTTTGGTCGGCTTGATCAGGAAGGAGACGATGAGGTTGAGCTGCTCGGCTTTGGCCCAGTCCACTTCGCGGGCCACGGCGACTTGGTGCCACTCCAGCACGCGGGTGGCCTCCTCGAGGCCGAGGTTCAGATTTTCGGCCAGTTTCCACTCGTCCTTGTCTACATCGAATGGATCGGGGTCGGGGAATGTCTCCAGATACTCATCCTCCACCGTGGGCAGAGCGGCGACGGGCTCGAGGGCGGCAGATACCTCCTCGCGCTTGAGCGGCTCGAGGCCGTCGAGCCAGTTTCGGAGCAGGGCTTCCTGCTCGAGTTCTTGCGGCGTGGGCTTCATTTCCTGCTCCTCCGTGTTCTCCGTGTCCTCTGTGGTTAATCCCTGAGCTGCTTGCGCAACTCGGCACATGCCTCCGCGACTTCCTCCGGTGTGCACCAGCGGTCGCCGGCGGGGGGCTGCGGGGGCCATGTTTCGCGTTTCGGCGGGGTGGATGGCCTGCGGGCGAGGCGGTCCACGGCGGCGAGGTGACGGCGGGCGGCGGCGAGGTGGGCGGAGAGGGTCATGGGTCGAAGTCTTAAGTTTTAAGGATTAAGTTTTAAGTTGGGTGGCTGTGTGGTCGCGGCGGCCCAGCGCAGGGCCACCGTGGCGCGCAGGGCGTGGGCGAAGCACTCGTGGCAGAGGGGGCCGAGGTCGCGGTCTTGCAGATCGGCCAGTGTGTGGCCGTCACCATCGCCACAGATGTTGCAGAGGGTGCCTTGCTGGCACTCGGGCAGGTCGATGAGGTTCATTAGTCTTGGTCCTCCCATTCCTGCCAGCGTCGGCGGCGTTCTTGGTGATCTCGGATGTCCGAGCGCATGCTCTCGCGTCCGAGGTAGTAGGAGGCGATGCAGGAGCCCAGCGTGAGCGCGGCGATGCAGAGGGCAAAAATGGCGCTCATTTGGAGGCCTCCACGAGTTGGACTTTCACTTGGTGGATGCCGACCGGACGGACCACGGCTTTTTCCTCAAGAATGATCCACGCACCAGACGCCTGAGCATCGCGGTTGCAGAGAGGCACATCGGATTCCTGCCACCAGTTCTTAAAATCTCGGCAGATGAACGCATCGGCATCCTTGCGGGTCGGAAACGGACCAAAAACGCTCTTGGTTCCCAGGTTGATGCCTTCGATTTCGGTGTCGATTGCCCAGTATCTCATCGGGCGAGCCTCCAGGTTGCCCATGCGAGGCCGACGAGCGGCAGCATGGTGGTGAGGTATTGGATGAAATAGCCGATGCTGCGGCATACGGCTGCGGGGTCGTTTGGATCTATCATTGTTTTGTGGGTGTGATGTGGGTGGCTTGAATGCCGTGGGTTTTGAAAAAATTGGTCTTGGCATCTCCGAAGCCGCAGGCCGTGATGATCGAGCGGATGATGCCGCGCACGGGGTCGATGACCTCGCAGAGGAATTGCCTTGGGCGTTTCATACCGGCGTCGGCTGGTGGGTGGAGTTGGATTGGAGTTTGGCGACGAGGGAATCCTGCCCGCGCGCCGTGAGGCAGGCCGCCGACGCGTCACGAAGGGCGGCATAAGCCTCCTCGAGCGAGGCATCCCACAGCACCGAGGCGTGCTCGGCCGCGTGGTCCGCATCGACGAAGATTTTTTGGAGGTCGGCGATTTTCATTCGGGTTGAGCGAGTTGGGTGAGCGTGAAGACGCGGGCGCGGTTCTTGCCGTGGCGTTGAAAGAGGATGCCGTCGAAGGCCTTGCTGCACTGCCGGTCACAGAGCAGGCCGAAGCGGGAGGCGATGGAGGGGCTCAGGATTGTCTTGGTCTTGAGCCATGGGGAGAAGAGGCCCTCAGCCACGGCCACTTGCCGCATCTCCAGGCTGCTCCACTCCTTATCCTGGTCGCGGCTCCAGAGAGCTGCCACCAACGCGGAAAATTCCTTGTGCTCCCCGTCCAGCACCTCGAGGGCTTGGGTGGTCTCGGTGGCTTGGCCCAGCTTCCAGCCATTGCGGTAGTATTGGCCCACGAGCCCAGCCATGGCCGTGGCCTTCTCCACCGACATGCGGCCCTCGTAGAGATCGCAGATCGCCAGTTCCAGCACCTGCTGGATGCGGCCGATGCCGGTGAGCACCGCATACCCGCCCGTGCGCCGGATCGCAGGCAGCACCTCGCCGGTCACCCACTTGCGGAAAGCCTTCGCCTCCGGCTTGCGGGATTTGAAGATCAAGGCATACAGGCCGGACTCGGAAATCGTCTGAATCTTTTGAGCCCCGCCAAGGGTGTCGGCAATAGCGACACCCTTTTCATCATCTTCGAGCCCTTGCACAGCATCGCGGTGGTTTGAAATATCCAAAGCCCGGCAGACATCGGCGGCGACGAACCATGTTTGCCCAGCGCGATCCATGGCTCGAACAGGCGTGCTCTTGAAATCAAATGTCTGGATTTCGCCTTTCATGCCAGCCCCCTTTCCCGGATGCGGTCGGCAGACACCACGGCCCCGTTGCTGAGCTTGGCCGCTTCGCCCACGATCCGCACGATGCGCGCTTGCAGTGACGAGGCTTGACCTACTGGCCGGTAGGTGATGACATCGCCCACCCTATGCCCACCAGCGATCCTCTCATCACGGCCCTCGATAACCTTGCCAAGAGCAATAAAGACTCCGCCCAAGCCATCGCGGATTCTTTGAAGGATGTGGCCAGCGCCTTGCGCAGCCTGGGAAATGGCAACCAGCACGCTCCTGGAGCCATTGAGTTTGTCGGCATAGCCCTCCGTGACGGGCTCAGCTCCATTTCCTCCGCGCTGCAAGAGCGGGAGTGAATGACTAATGGTGTCGGCATTACCGACGCCATAGTTATGAGACCTGTGTTCAGTATTGCTGAACTCAGGGGATTGTTTGGCGGTTTTCTCGTTCATTGTTTCTCGTTTTTTTCGTGGGTTAGGCGGGGGAGGAAGTTTGTTGTGCTTCGCGGGCCTTTTCGGCGTCTCGAGCGATGAGGAATTGGATGTAGCTGGAGAGGCTTCTGTGTTGCTCACGAGCCTTGCGGAGCGCCATTTCAAGCAGCTCTGCGGGCATTGAGACTGTTTTTTTCACGGTTGATTTCATACGAGTTTTTCTGATTACTTCAGAAAAAGTATGAAACTTTCAGAGGTAGGTCAACACCTTATTTTCAGAAAAAATTTGATTTTTTAGGAATGGGTGTGAAATTTTCAGAAATATGAAGAAGCAGAGAAAAAAAGAGGATTTGGTAAGACCTTCCATTTCAATCAAACCAGAGCTTTATGAGCGGGCGCTGCAACGCATGGAGGAGCGGCAGGTCGATATGTTTTCCCGCTATGTTCAGGACCTCATCAAAGAAGACACAGCGGCGCTTTTCAGGCCCACACTCATGGCCGCAGAGACCCACGAGAGCGTTGATCTGCCACAGGACAAGACTAAGGGAAAATACCAGAATGCCGCGAAGACCAAGGCGGCCGCGCGTGCTGGTTCCAAGATCACGAAACTGTCCGAGAATTTAGGCTGTGGGTCCTCAACTCCTACGACGAACCACTCCCTCAAAACTGGATCGCAGAAGTGATCGACCTCACCGAACAGAGCGAGTAGAAGCCCTTTTTTTATGAACGAACAAAAACAACACTACCTCCTGCGCATCCGCTCCCAGAGCGCGTATCCGTGGATTCGCCGACTTTCCACATTTGTGGCCTTTGTTTTCTACACGATAGCCCTGATGATTTTTGCGATCTCAATCGTGGTCGGAGGGCTGGCTGCAAAAGGCGCTTTCTGGTTCCCGATCGCGGCGGCGGCCTTAATCGTTTCCACGCTTTTCGTCATCGCCGGGGCGGTGCTCAAAGAAGCCTCGATCTTACTGGCCGACATCGCGGATTCCGTCACGGATCTGAACTCCCGCTACGAGCAGTAAAAACCACGGGAGGCCCTGCTTCTATGCGGTTCCAGAGCTGGGGACTTGTCTGACCAGAGCGCGACCCGCGCTTCCGCCGCATTCCCACTTTATTGCTCCCGTGGCGTGATTTTTTTAGATATGTCGCTTTGTCATGAAACGAGACCTTGAGACGATCCGCAGCATTCTGCTTAAAGCAGAAGCCAGCAGCGAGGCCTTCCGGTGCGAAACCCCAGAGGAGATATACAATGCGGTGCTGCTGTCTGATGCGGGGCTCATTGAGGGACGCTTTTCCCCACCGACTCTCCCGAATACAGCCATGATTCTTCGGCTCACTTGGCAGGGACACGATTTTCTTGATGCAGCCAGGGACGATACGATCTGGAGCAAAGCCAAGGAGAAGTTCTTGAAGCCCGGCATTTCATGGACATTTTCTATCGTCTTTGAATTTCTCAAGGCAGAGGCTCAGCGGCAGCTTGGTGCAGCTTTAGGAGTTCCTCCAGTTCGTTAGCGGCGTTAAAATAGCACATGGCTCCGTGCTCAATGAATCGAGCCTCCATGCCGGAGGCTTTTCCGGCATCAATGAATTTTCTTTGGGCGATCTGCTTCCAGTTTGAAATCAGCGCGAGCAATTCGCTGCGGGGAATCTCGGTGCGGGCGGGTGGATTGCTCATGCCAGGATATCGACGCGGTCCGCCACGCGCTGGCGCAGGCTGGCGAGGAGTTCTCGCTCTGTCATGTTTTTTGACCAGGCCGGGCGGAATTGGTAGTGGGGTTCGTCCAAGAACTTCCACCGGCCGCCCCATTCGAAGCCGAGGGATTCGCCGAGGGGGCCAAGTTCGCGGTAGAGTGCGTGCGATCCGTGGTAGGTTTTGCCGTCCTTTGAAAAGACTCCGATATCGAGGGCGAGGCCGAAGTTGTGCATGGAGTGACCTGCGGGGGCCTTGGTCACGATCTTGCCGGGGGCGGTGCGGCCTTTGGCGTAGAGGGCGGCTTGTTCGTCGAAGGAGCGCAGGCCGCAGATGCACTTGACATCAAGCCCGCGCTGTGCGGCGAGGCTCTTGGCGGCGCTGATGAAGGCTACGGCGCGGGGTTGGAGATCGGGGTGGAGCGTGGCGATGTTGCGCTCGCTGCGGTCGTCGAGGGTCATGGGCGGAGGAGGAAGGCGAGCATGGCGAAGCCGAAGGAGATTAGGATGAGACCGAGGGCGATGTGGCCGGGGTTCATTTTGCGTTGACTCCTTTGATTTTTTCGAGGGTGCGGAGGGTGCCGAGGCCGAGCATGCCGAGGAGGGTTGTCATCAACATTTCGGTCGGGAGGGCTATGACTGGCGCGGGTTGTTTTGTGGTGAGCACATAAATCCACGAGAACAACGGCTGGCCGACGCAAACCCATGCGAAGGAGGCGGCACATACCCAGCCTACGGCGGGACGCCACCCCGAGACGAAGAGGGAGGCGTGGGCGGCTTCGGCGGTGTTGGTCTGGCTTTGCTGGGTGGCTTCTTGTGCGGCGATTTCGAGGACGCGCAACTGCCAGGCTTCTTTTGCGCGGTTTTTGGCGTCGGTGTCGGGAATGAATTTGTCGATGAGATCGACGCCCGATTTGATCATGGCTGGGACATCCCAAGTCATCGCTGCGCTCCCCTCTCAAGTGTGCGGATGCGGTTTTCGTGGTCGTTGAGCAGGTTGTCGTGGCGGGCATCGGTGACGGCATTTTGCTCCATGCGGATCAGGACGGCTTCGATCTTTTCGATGCGAGTATTTGCGGCGATGAACTCCTCCTTGGTCACGAATTTCGTGCCGAGGAGGGCCACGGCGAGGAGTGCCACGGTGCTTGCGACTTTAAGGCCGATGTCAAAGTATTTGGCGAGGTCGTTCATTGAGCCTCCTCCGGTTTGGGTTGGATTTTTGAAAAGTCAGCTTCGTTTCGTTTAACTGCGTATGTGCCTTCGGGGAGCGGCCAAGTTTCGGTATTCCCGTCCCAACGAATTCCCATTTCAACTTCGTGCGTTTCAGAATTAACAATAAGCCAGTCGTCGATTTCCATAATTAAAAATAAGTTGTGATCATTACAATTCCGGGTGCGCCATTACCTCCGTTGCCGCCAGTTCCTGTTGCAGCAGATACCGATCCTCCACCGCCACCGCCACAACCAAACCCAGTGGCATTTGCTCCTGCCCCGCCATTTCCTCCAGCAAATGTAGATGCACCCCCACCCCCACCACCACTACCATTGATTACGAGCGATGGTATTGCGCGAGGGGTAACAGCTGCTCCATTCCCTCCATTGCCAGTAGTTGAGGCAATTCCGCCAACCCCAGTTCCGCCCGAAATAAACTGCGCTGCTCCACCCGTTCCTCCGTTAAATGGAGTTGTTATTGAACATCCGCCTCCAGCACCACCAGCTGACGGGGCGTAACTTTGTCCTGATCCACTTCCTCCAGCGGCAGTTATGTTTCCAGAACCTCCTAAATTTCCAGCAGGCGCACCGGGCAAACCCGCAGTTGATGCCCCTCCTGCCACTCCAACCCCACCAATACCCCCTCCGTTGGCGTTTACAAAAACACCTAAAGTTGATCCCCTTACATTTGACGGAGTTCCTGCTGTTGCATTTCCCGTGGTTCCTCCAGACCCACCAGAACCAACTGTTACTGTATATGTTGCATCTGTTAAATCGGCGGCATTTACCAATACCCTTGTGTAACCAGCAGACGCACCGCCACCACCTCCAGATACGGAAGCTCCAGCGGCAACTTGAATTCCTCTGCCACCACCGCCACCACCACCAACGCATTCAACTACAACTTGCTTTGCGCCTGCGGGTTTTGTCCATGTGCCAGAACCTACGAATCGGTCAATCTGCGGGGACTTCGCCCCCAGAGCGTCTCGCGCCGCTGCGGCAGTCGTTGCACCTGTGCCGCCTTGGGAAATCGGGAGCGTGGTGATGGTCGGCTCTGCGCCAATATCCGCTGGCGTGAGCGCATCCGTTCCGCCTGTGGCGTGGGAGGATTTGTGCGTGGCGGGAGCGGATTGCAGGGATTGCCAGCGGGAGCCGTCCCATTTCCAAGTGCGCCCGCCGCTTGGAAATTCCTGCCCGACTGTTGGACTACTTGGGAAGTTTAGAGCCATGGTTAAGCGCGGTCGATTTCCACCCAAGCCCCGTTGTAGGAGCGGTAGGAGCGAAGCGTAGTGGTATCCACCCATTCCAATCCAGCGGCATGATCTGGAGCGGTAGTGCTGTAGACCGTCTTGGCCTGTTTTGCCGCGATGGCGGTTTCTAGCGCTGTCTGGCGCTCGGTGGTGAAGTATTTGTTTGTGGTGCCTTCCGTGACGGAATCCGAAGAACCGGGCGCGGCGACGATCTCGACATAGACGGAACCGCTCCAGCGGTAGACTTTTGCCGTGTCGAGAGCGATGTAGATTTTACCGCTTTCCCCAGCCACGGCTTGCATTGCCGCATAGTTTGGATACTCAACCACATCGTCCACGAAGGACGGGAGCTGCGTGGATGGCACGAAACCGTTTTCCAAGGTGGCATAGTTGCCGACTGGTTGTTTACCAGCGAGAGCGGTCTGAATGAAGAGATCAAAGGCGGGCGATCCAATCTCAGCGACAAACAACTCCCAATCCGAACCGCTCGGAGGGTAGCCGGGATTGAGTGGGTTTGAAATTTTTTTGTATAGCGCCCCGTTAAATTTCACGACTGCGTTGAGGTTGTAACTCGCGCCGTTGTTATAGTCACCGAGGTAAGTGACTGGAGCGGGTTGGAGCGCGGTGTCCGCCTTGCCAAGCGATGCTGTGACGGCAGAAGAGAGGCGAGCGTCGGGAAGTGTTCCGCTGGTGAGATTGTCGGCGTCATCAGCGATGCCTTCTACTGCCGTAGTGAAGTCGGTGATGTCCGCAGCGGTGAGCGTGCGGGGATTGAGTTGCCACGCCACGCCGTTCCATGTCCAAGTCCTTCCGGTGGGCGTGTGGGTGTAAGTATTTCCGGGTTGCGGCTGCGGGGTAGTCGGGAATGCGATCATGGTATTTTAGTTGGTTGAGATTTCTGCCCACACGCCTTCGATGAGCACATGGGCACGGAGAGTGGCTGAGTTGACCCATATTGTGCCGTTCACAACAGGGCTCGGTGGTGTTGCGCTGACGAAGGTAGATTTTGAACTGGCGGCGATTGCCGCGATGGCTTGCGCCGTCCTCAAAGGCGTCATCCACTTTTCGTTCGATGTGCCCGCCTCGGCTTCGGCCTGCGTGGCTTTCCCGTCCGGCACGGCGGTGGGGGTGCCTTCGGTGCCGATGATGACGGAGTTTTGGATTTCGACCTGGAGGGTGGCGGTGCGGGTGGTCTCGCCGGGGCGGGCGTAACGCACCTCGAGGAGGGCGGCGGCTTTTTCGGTGTCGCCAGGGAGGAGGGCTTCGACTCCGGCGGTATAGAGATCGAGGTAGCCTGAGTCTGCTACGGCGAGAAAGTTGGAGTCGCCGAATGATTGCTTGAGGGCGACTTTGGTGACCGTGCCGCTTGGAGCCGCTACAGGCGCGCCTCGCTGCACAAAGATGACCTCGATCGGGAGCAGGTCGCGGCGTTTGAGCACCAGCGTCGGCAGTGCGGCGGAGGATGCCGCCGACTTGACGAACCGCCGGGTGGTAAGGTCTACAAAAAGTTTCATGCCGCTCTGCATGCGGCATGGGTGTCAAATGCTCTGGCTCGCTCAGGGAGCGGGCGGGAGGGATTCTAATTTCTCAACTCTCGCACTTAGCTCTTGCACGGCCTTTATGAGTGGAGCAATCAGCTCAATGTAGCCCAGCGATAAGACATCATCGCCGCCTTTTACCGAGTGGTCTTGATACCCCCCGAAATCGATCTGTTTTTTTTCCAAGAGGTCGCGCACTTCTTGCGCGATGAGTCCGTGGTGGTAGCGGGATCTTTTTTTTGTGCCGTCGTGCGTTATTTCTGCGAGAGGCTTGGAAGGGATGGGCGCGCCGGAATGGTCGTAAGTCGGTTCTGGACGATAGTCCTCTCGCATGTCCCAGCGGAAATCCACCGGGCGGAGGCTGAGTATAAAATCGAGGCCGAGAGTGGTATCGCGGACATCTGCTTTGTCGCGGAGGTCGGATCGGTCTTGCACAGCGCCGTAGGCAAATGTATTGGCGCTGGAATTACCGAGTTGGACTTGATTGTTCCCGGTAACGGCAGCGTTGTAGCCTAGCCCAGAGGTGTTGTTGTAGGATACATTATCCACCAGAGCACCATTGCCGACTGCGGTGTTTTGCGATCCGGTGGTGTTGTTTATGAGGGAAAAAGCGCCGAACGAGGAGTTGCCGTTTCCGGTGTCGATTTTGAGCTGCGATGCGTCGCCTACTGCCGTGTTGTTCGAGTGAGTTTTTGTATTGGCTCCGAGACCGAGCATGGCGGCGTTGCCGATTGCCGTGTTGGCATTTCCGTTTTTGAAATACGCGAGTGCTCCTGAGCCGATGGCTGTGAGAAAAGACCCGTTTTCAAACTGCAACAGAGTGGCGATACCGATCGCCGTGTTATTCGTTCCGGTGAGATGGAATGAGAGCGCGTCTTGGCCGATCGCGGTGTTAAAACTGCCGTTGGACAATGCAAGAGCGGATGGGCCGATGGCGGTGTTGCCTGACCCCGTGGTGTTTGCTTGAAGGGCGGAGGGGCCTAGCGCGGTGTTTTTGTCGCCAGTCGTATTGTTTGCAAGTGCGGAAGGCCCGAGGGCTGTATTCGACGCGATATTTCCACCGCCGCGTAAATCCGTGATCTGGATGGTCGTGTGCGTGTGCGTATCTGGCGGGAAGGTTGAGGGCTTGCCCGCGAGGGTTGCCCAGGTGACGGCCGCGCTGGCCGACTTGCGGATGGCGTCCCAGACGCGAAGCGGCGTCATCCACTTTTCATTCGAGGTGCCTGCTTCGGCTTCGGCGAGGGTTGCCTTGAGGCTTGGCACCGAGGCAGGGATGCCTTCGTCGCCGAGTATGACGGAGTTTTGCAGCTCCACGGCGAGCGTGGCGGTGCGCATGGCTTCGCCAGGAGCGCTCCATTTCACCTCGATGAGTGCGGAGACGCTGGCCGTGTTGCCGACGAAGAGATCCTCGACCGGCTGCGTGTAGAGGTCGAGCGTCCCAGCGGAGTCGGCAACCGCCAAAAACTCGCCGTCGGAAAATTTGCTTTTCAGTGCGGCGATGATCGTTGTGCCTGCTGGGGTCGGGACGACTTCCCCTCGCTGCAAGAAATCGATGTCCAACGCGATGACATCGCGCCGCTTAAAAGTAAGGCGCGAAAGAGCGGTGCTCGTGCCTCCCTGGCCGCGCACGAACCGCCGGGTTGCGAGGTCGATATAGAGCTTCATGCCGCTACGACGCGGCAAGGTGTCAAATCACCGCATCAGGAGCGGTGCGGAGGGGTTCTACGGATTATTGCGAATAATGACTCTGCGACGGCAGAGGGTGTTTGAAATCAGAGAGGATTGATTTGTTACTACGATGAGCGGGAGATCTACGGTTGTGGGGAACCTGGCGAGTGGATTGTTACCCCATGTGCCGATATACGATTCTACAGTTCCCCCGGCCGTGGTGGTAGCATCCCAAAAACAGACTCCATGTTTTCCTGGAGAGTCTCCGATGTATTCATAATCTACGGTGATTTTGTCTGCGGAAGTGAGGCTGGATGCTGGGATGTCTACCCAAAAGCCGCAGACATCGTGTTGCCACCCGCCGCCGAAATTGCCTGATCCTGACCGGCCGATGCCGTTACCAGTGATTGTGAGATCGTGCGAGGTGAAATATTTTACGAGATTCCAATTTGTCGCCACTCCGAAAGAATAGGTGCCTGCGGGAGTTGTGATCGTTGCATTTTTTATCCGCACCGCGCCTCCAAATTTAAATCCAATTCGGGACAGATTCGACGCGGCCAGATTCAAACCGGTATCTAAAAATTTCGAATACCCGCGCGAGCCGTCTGCCGGATTTATTGTCGCCAGGGATTCCAGAATTTCGTGGTGCTCCGGTGCAGGCCACAGCTTTTTTGCACCGTAGTAGATCGCTCTTGCAGCCGCCGCTCCGGCGTAGATGGCCGTAGCGCGGAGTGCTCCAGCAAAGATCGGGATGGCACTTTGCACGATAAACTGAACGGTCTCGGTAGAGGAGCCGTCTGGATTCGTGGCTGTGATGGTCGCGGAGAATTGCCCCTTCACCGTCGCGGTGCCGGAGATGAGGCCCGTCGAGCCGTTAATACTTAACCCTGCTGGCAGGCCGCTCGCAGACCACGAGGTCACTTGTCGGTCCAACCCATCGACCAGCATGGCGGGCTATTGCTGGCGTGGTGTCAAACTCTCCCACTTGCCCAGCGGACAGCGCTCGGTCGCCATGCGGAGTTTTGCCCAGGTCGAGCATTTGCAAATCCGGCAGCGGCCGGTGTTGTTCAGAGCCTTAGCGTCCCACTCAGGGCAGGCGCGGCAAGCAGCTTCGCGCTCGGCGAGGATGTCAGGCGGGGTGGCGGCGAAGCCGGAGGCGGTCCAGCTTGCGAGCGACTTGCCGAGGCTGGCCGCTCGCTTGGCGAGCATCGGTGTTTTGCCCGCGTGCTCGGGCGTGTTCTCGCCGCGCTCGATGCAGAGGCGGCATGTGCCTGCGCTGGGCATACCGCCATACATTCCTAAAAGGCAAACTGGGTGTGAAGAACTACGGAATTCGCAATTCATTCTGGGTTTGGCGAATAAGTTGCAGTTAGTGTTGAAGAAGAGTTGTTATTGTATCCAACCTCCCCCATCCAACCTGGACACCATGTTCCAAACGCTACAAGATTGTTCCCATCTACGGTTATAGTGACCGACGCAGGGTAGCCACATGGCGAAGTTTCAGCGGAGGAGTCAGCTACATGAGCGGTTCCATAAAGGTTTACAAAATAAGCGTCATTTACAGGGTCTCGGCCTAGCCAATAGATTATGCTACATGAAATTCCATAATCAAACTGGTTTGTAATTTCCCCATCGTAAGTATAAGTAACATTGGCCGTGCCTTCAATAGAGACATACCCCGCACACCCCTCCGTAGCCCCGCTTCCAGATGCACTTCCGTTCCCATACGAAGTTCGCTGATCAACCGCTTCGTATTGGCTCCAAGTAGAAATTAAAGTCCATGTTCCGCCTCTTAAATAAGCATAGTATTCCTCTTTGGTTATTTGAAAAACATTTTGACCAGAAATTGGGCCGCTGAGGCCATCGCAAGGATTGCAACACGCGCACCCGACAGCGCGGAGGCCGCCGTCGGTCTTGATCTTGATCGCGCCGGATGTGGAGCGCCCGAGGGTCATATCAGCACTCCTCCGTTGCCACCCATGCAAGCGCGCCATCCACCGCGCCGAGGACATAGGTGCCGCTTCCCGGCACGGCGGGTATTTTGAGCTTTCGCGCCGGGTGACCGCCTGTGCCGGTTGTGGTCTCAATAAGCGAGGCGTCTGCATCGAGGGCTGCATACGTAAAATTGCGCATGAGGTCGCCCGCCGAAATTTGCACCGGGTAGCCACCGCCAGAAGCGCTTTTGGCCCCGCGCGCCTTGGATTCAAAATCGACGGGAAGACTCATACGCTGCCGATTTTGAATCCAAGA